CTAACGGCGGCACTGCTGTTCAATTCGCGTCTGAGTAAGGGTAAATTATGAGCAATCAAACTGATAAATCTAAAGAAGCAGAAGCTAAAGCAGCGGCTGAAGCAGAAGCTAAAGCAGCGGCTGAAGAATCTGGGCCTAAGCAATATGTTGTAGCTCTTGCTCATTGCTCTTGGGGCAAAAAAGGCGATGTAGTCGAGCTGGAAGGTGATTTGACTCCGCGTCAAAGCGCCATGCTCAAGCCTTACAAAGCGCCTGAAGTCAAAAAGCTAGCAACAGCAAAAAAGTAATAGCGTAAAAGCTAATCAGAAGCCCCTTTTTTAGGGGCTTTTTTATTGAAATATTAAAGGGTAATCCATGGCGACTATAGATGTTTTTGACGTTATTAATTTGACGCAAACTAACTTAGACCCTTCAGCCATAATGATTTTTATTAAAATGGTAGATGCTGCTGACGCTTGCTTAAATACGCAGGGTTTGACAGATGACCAAATAAAAGGCCTCAAACTGTTCTGTGTTGCGCACCTCGTCACAGCAAGCGAAGGGGGGCAAGTTAAATCTGAGACTGATATGGACGGGGCTAGCGCTTCTTATGCTGTGCCAACGGGCATGGGGTTTGACTCTACAACATTCGGCATGATGGCTAAAACGTTAGCGGGTTTCGATTGTATATCAGCGCTATTCGATAAGCCTCGACGGTTTGCGGGCGCAGTTTAATGAGTCGCGTTCGTGGTCGTTTTCTAAAGGATACGGTTACACGGTGGCGTGAGACGCCTTATAACGCTGAAGCGCCTTACGCAAGCGCATGGGGCGAACCTATCCACTACCCTTGCAACTTTATGACCGGCGGCAGTGTCCAGCGAGATAGAGAGGGCGGCGAGTTTCAGCCTTTGACTACCTATCGATGCAAAGAAATTGATATTGCTATTGGCGATCGTGTTGCTCAAGGTGAGTTTTATGATTTAACGCCCGTTGAAGGTGCTGAAACCGTCAAAAAAACAGCTACAGGCTCAACGCTTCGCGGTAGCAAAGATTTTAATGTGTACACGGGTTAATTATGCCTTTTAAATCCGGTAAATCTCCCACCGATGTTGCAAAGGCAGTTGATGCAAAGCTATTCGAAATAAGTACGCAACAGCTACCTAAAGCGCTTGAGATAGTCGCTTACGCTGTAGGGGCGAGAGCTGATTTTTACGTGCCTATTGATACATCTGCATTGATTAATAGTCGATCTGTAAAAATAGACGTCCATGAAGGCGGGTTTAGGGCAACGATTGGCTACTACCAAGAGTATGCAAAATATTTACACGGCATTAATGGTGTAACACCAATCTGGACGCCAAAACCATCTGGCACACCCGGCAAGAAAACAGGCGGCTACAATGCAAATGCAGAGCCTAACTGGATAACCAAAGGCGCGGCTGAAATCGATATGAAAGGCATGTTAGCACAGGCAATGAAAGTATGAGCGCCACCAGTAGACCGGCTGACCTAGTACGCAATCACATTAGAGATAATGTTTTGACTACTTATCTCCCCGCTATCATGTGGGATGAATCACAAGAGCCGTTTAAAACTAACAAAGATGCAAAAATAATTGTTGCAAGGCAAGAAGGGCGGCCAGTTAACGCCTTTATTCGCGTTCACAGCGTGCAGGTTTGGCTATTCAGTAAAGCTAATGCAGCACCAGCGGATAACAACGCCTTATTTGATGACGCTAATCTAGCGTGTGATTACATCATGTCTATTAACCAGCGCTTAGCCGGTTCGGACTTAGAAATAGCAGCGCCAATAATTGAGCATGTAACAGGCCCATACAAGACGGGCGAGAATCGATATTTTTACCGCTTTACAGTACGAGTTTCATCTTAACACTTAATTAAATTTAAACACATTTAAGCCCCTCATTTGGGGCTTTTTTTATACCTAAAAAAGAGGGTTTTACAATGAGCGTAGGCATTGGCGTAATTGGGCGCGAAGTTACATTTACATTTGGTGGCGTGGTTGTCAAAGGCGTTACGTCAAAGGCTTTAGAGCTAACTAATACTCGCGGTGAAGTGGGTGATGATAGCTCAGGCGGTTACACGCAAGCATTGGCTAAGGCGTTAGAGAAGTCTGGCGGCATGACAGTTGAGGGGTTAGTTAAAAACTACGAGTTGTTTGCTGCTTGGTTTACTAATGAATCTTGCATCTATCCGGTTGCGTTTACGTTACCTGATGGCTCTACGTTGGCATGGGACTTTTTCATGGACTCGCTAAACTCACCAAACGTTTACAACGATTTATCCACTTTTAGCATGAGCCTATCAAGCTCTGGCAATCCTACTTGGGTGAGCGGTACCTAATCCATGAATAACTTCATTGATAAATCACTGACAATTAAATGGGGTGGTGAAGATGTAAAAATCAACATCACCAATGAGCTATGCAATCAGTTAGAAGCAAACGGCATTAACCTTTTTAAAATGTCGGTTGATTTGGGCAGCGGTGGCACGCCTAAAATGTTTTTAATTGGGCAACTAATCACCATGCTTTTGCAGTCTGCAGGCAAGCAAGTAAATCAGGGCGATGTAATGCCCTTGCTTACTCAGTCAGCGGTCGATTCTGTTGAATTGTATAAATTCACCCAAGTATTTTTATCAAAAGTGTTTCCACCAGTTGAAAGTGTGAATTTGGGAAAGTCCAGCAAAGCCAAGAAATAACCTGTTTTCCTTGGCTGGATATGTATGACTTATGCGTTGGTGCAATGGGCTTGCCTGTTGATACTTATTGGCAAATGTCACCCTCTGAAACATTCCGTTTTATCAAAGCTAAAACACCAAAAATCAAGCTAGGCGGTTTAGATCAAAGCGATCTGGAACGCATGGCGAAAGACATCTATGAAAACGACGAGTATATATAAATGACTGACTCAGTAGGCGGTATCGAGTATTACATTGATGCTGACGCTCAAGCCGTTTTAAAAGCCGGTGACAAAGTTCACGAAACCACGGCTGGAATGTCTAAAGATTTTGGTATTGTTGATAAGGCGGTTCAAAGCCTCATTGCTAAACAGGTAGCACTAGGCTCGACGGTTGATAAAACAGGTAATATTGTTGATAAATTCGGCAATGTAAACACCAAAGCAACAGCCGCAGTAAAACAGTTAATTGATAAGCAAAATCAGCTAAAAGCATCCGCTGCTAACGTCGATGCTGCATATCAAAAGCTGAACAGTGTATCAGGAAGGACTAATAAAAACTTCAGGGTACAAAAGGGTTTTATGCAGCAAGCAGGTTACCAGGTTGGTGACTTCGCGGTCCAAGTCCAAGGCGGCCAAAATGCAATGGTTGCATTTAACCAGCAGTTTGCACAATTGGCTGGTTTCTTGGGTCCGGGTGGCGCGGTCATTGGTGCTGTTGCGGCTGTTGCTGGTGCGCTTGCTACGGCCTTGCTCCCGTCTTTGTTTAATTCTGGTGAAGAAACACAAAAGCTAATTGATAAGCTTAAAGAATTAGCAGAAACACAACTGCTAACGGCTGATCAAGCGGCGTTTTTATCAAGCGTTGAAACAAAGTCACAGGCAGAAAAAGAGAAGAAAATAAAGGCTATTGAAAAGGAAATCAAAGCCGATGAAAAAGCCCTTAAAGCACAACAAGAACTAGGCAAAGGAATAACGGCAACCTCCCAATACATTAGGGGTGGTGCAACTGCGATGACTCAATCAGGCGAGTCGATTAAGTCGCTTAGTGAAAGGCTGTTAGAGAATAAGGCCAATTTAAGCCTATTAAATATTGAAGTTGGCAAGGGCAAGGACAAGTTAAGCGCCTATAAATTGCTAATGGAAGGCTCAACGGTACAAACCGAAGACCAAAAAAAAGCCTCTGACGAATTAATTAAGAGCCTGACTGAACAAAGTGAGGCTATAGGTAAATCAAACCGAGACATATTAGAAAGTAAATTAGTAAAACTTGGCGCAAGTGAAGCGGATATAAAAACGGCTCTTGCTGCTTACAATGCCATCAAAGCCGAAGAATCAAGAGCTAAGGCGATAAAAGCATCTGACGATGCTGCAATAAAACAACAGCAAACACATGAATCGGTCCTTCTTTCATATCAAAACCAAGTCGCGCAACTCTCTTTAAATACCAAACAGCAAGACGAGTACAACGCACGCAAGAAACTTGAGCTTGATGATACACAAGCATTGCCTGCAGCTATTCAAGCCGAAATTGACGCACTGGAAGCGCTCAGGGTTAAAAATCAAGAGTTAGCGGATCAAGAGGCGAACAATAAAAAAATCACTCAAGAGTTTGAGCAGATCAAAACCGACAATATGAACGGTGATCCACTTAAAGCACTTGAAGAAAACCTCACAGCAGAACGCGACATTATCAAAGCCCATCTAGCTATGAAGTTAGAAGACGAGGCTTTGTCAAACGCACAGCGCGAAGCCTTAAAGCTAGAACATGAAAGTTTACTAACAGGCATTGAGCAAGATGCTACCAACGCAAGAATGGCACTTGCTGAAGCTGAAAACAGGGCAAAGATGTCTGCCTTATCTGGCGCATTTAATAACCTTTCAAGCTTAATGAACACCGAAAGCAAAAAAATGTTTGAAGTGGGAAAAGCTGCAGCATTAGCCGGGGCAATTGTTGATGGTATAGCAGCAGTTCAGGGCGCGTTTAAAATTGGTAACTCGATAGGCGGCCCCCCTTTAGGCTTTGCATACGCAGCGGCGGCGGGTGTTGCTCAAGCGGTTAACGTTCAAAATATAGCTAAGCAAAAAATAGGCGGCGCATCTTCTGGTACGTCTTCATTTTCTGGCGGCAAACCTGTTGTAAATACAGGCAATCAACAAGCATCCGGCCCTAGTCAAAACATCAGCATAGCCGGCATAAATCCAAACAGTTTATTCACAGGCGGTCAAATCATAGAGCTATTAAATCAAGCTCTTGGTGATGGCTACACGCTTGCTAATTAGGAGTTAAAAACATGGCTGATATCACACCACAAGACGAGCAAGAAATTACAATTCCAACTGAAATATCAGAAAGCGCTCCCGTTACTGTTTCGGTTCCAACTGGGATTACTGCAAGCGCAATTGTCGCTATAAATCCACCAAGCGAGTAATTAATGAGCGCAGTTTATATTGATGCAGCCGTTGTTGATGGTAGCAACACTAAGCACTGGCCTAGCCCCGCTTATCCTTTCTACCCTCCTGTAATAATTAACGGGCAAACAACAGAAGAAATAAGCAATCCAGCTTTAATTTATTCATCAAGCACTATTAATATTACAACGCCTATTGTATTAGATAGCGCGTCAATAATGGCGTTATCAATTCCGGCTTCATTGGCTTATCAAGCGCCTATTGATATTGGAAGTCCTGTTGATTTAACTGAATCTGAAATTGTTGGTATTGCAACGCCAATTGCAATAACCGGATCTACAGTATTAGAATTAATTGTTCCAATTGACATTTCTGAGTCGGCTATAGTCGATATAACGACACCAACAACGATTACTATCGTAGCTGTTGAAAATATTGCTATCCCTATTTCAATATCGTCGGCCTCACTAATATCAATAAGTGCCCCTGTTAGTGTATCAACTAGCGCGGCGGTAGAAATAGCAATACCTGTTGATATCACTGAAAGCGCTGTTGTTGATATCGCTGTACCAGTTGCCATTTCAGCAAACTCTACTGATCCAGAGTCGCCACCTTTTGCGCTTAATCACGCAAGGATACTTTACGATAACTTACTGCTTAGCTCATCTGTCACGATCAGCACAGGTGCAACAGGAACTAACGTATTAATACCCAATACGGCGCAGCGCTGGACGTTCTCAGCAACAGGCAATATTAAGTTTGTACTGCCTGATAATTTTGACATTGACACCGTTTGTATTGGTGCGCACAACCTATCAAGCGGCGGCTATACCGTTCAAGTTTTTTATAGAACAACTGACGGCGGATCGCTAACTAGTCTTACTGCGTCAAAATCACCTGTTAATGATAACGCTATCATGTTTCACGTACCTGCAACGGTATCAGCTAAGGTTATAGAAATTTATACAACAGCAGGCAGTGGCGCTGGTTATATCGGGTCAATTTATGCCGGGGTTGCTCTGCAAATGCAAAGGCCGTTTTATGGCGGTCATAGCCCGATCACGTTAAGCGCTTCAACTACATACTTTAGCTCACGCAGCGAATCAGGTGCATTTATAGGGCGCGAGATTAGAAAGCGGGAATACCAAACCTCGGCAGCGTGGAAAAACATTACTGACAGTTGGTACAGGGCTTATTTTCAGCCATTCGTTTTAAGCGCTAAAACATTACCTTTCTATTTTGCATGGAACCTATTAGAGCATTCTTCTGATGTTGCTTACTGCATTACAAATGCAGACATTAGCCCAAGTTATCAGGGTAACAGGGATTTAATGCAAGTGGGCTTTGATATGATCGGGGTTGGTTAATGGCCTTTGATACCCTTCGCCGACAATTCACACGCGAGCCTTTTAAATACTGTGAAATTGAAGTTGATTCAACTATTTACAGATTTTGTCAAAATCGCAGCCCGTTACCCGCTGGATTTGATGGCATCCCATCGATGCGCAGTCAATCCACTAGACCATCACAGATAAGTTTAACGGGTGGAATAGGCATAAGAGCAAGCGCCTCAGTTTCATTCGATGAACATCAAGACTATACAACGTTTGGCACATTAAGCGCCCCTCGTCGGTTTTGGGTGTGCTGGCGTGCAATGAACCCCGGCTATCAAGGCTCAAGATTATCAATATTTAGCGGTTACATTGAAAATAACATATTCGACGTGACCAACTTTCAGCGCCGAGATTATGTAATAGAGTCGTTTAGCAATGACGCTAACGGGGCATCTGTAACCGCTAAAGATACGCTAAAAATGACCAATGGAGACAGGGCGCAAGCTCCCGTAAAATCTATAGGTTTATTATCTGCAGATATCACAGATTCAGATACATCATTTACCCTAACGCCTGCAGGTGTTGGCGATTTAAAATACCCTGCTTCTGGTTGGGTTCGCCTTGGTGACGAGGTTGTATCATTCACACGCTCAGCCGATGTTTTTACTATTGTAAGAGCGCAATACAACACCCTTGCAGACGCGCATAGTCTTAATGATGTCGCTCAGTTATGCCTTTATTACAACGATTCTCTAACTGATATTATTTACGACTTAATCACGGTTTATGCCGGCGTCCCAACAGGTCAAATTAATAAAACTGCTTGGGATAATGAAGCTGATTTGTATTTACCGGGGCTTTATGAGGCATTAATAACAGAGCCTACCGGTGTTGATGATTTATTGCTAGAGCTTGGTGAATCTGCCCCGCACTTTATGTATTGGGATGAGCGCACTAATTTAATCAACTTCTCAGCAATCAAAGGGCCGCCAGATACGGCCAATGTATTGACCTCTGAAGCAAATATTTTAGAGGGTTCGACAAATATTGACGACATGCCTGATATGCGAATTAGCACCGTTATTGTGCGATTTGGGCAGCATGATCCAACTAAAGACCTAGACGACACAAGCAACTACAGACAGACGCATGTAAGGATAACTCCAGACTCAATCACCAAATACGGTGGAGTCCAGAAGTTCAAAACCATAAATAGCCGATGGATAAACAACAGCAATAGAGCTGCAGGCGTTCGATTAGCCGCAAGATATGGCCGTTTATTTGAAGAAATGCCGCGCAAAATATCGTTTTCATTGGATGCTAAAGACGGGGAATTATGGACAGCTAGCCCTTGTTTAATTAACAGTGATTTAATTGTTAATGACAGCCTAGCCCGTTACAACATGCCGGCTATTATTTTAAGTGCTGGCGAATCGGGGACTTATAACTATACCGCTATTGAACATACTTATGGCGCTGAACTCGCTGACGATTTAGGCACAGACGATCCAGATCAAAGGCTGGTTGTGTTATCTGGCGAACTAACAAACATCAATTTAAGAGATGTATACGACACGCTATACCCTGATGCTGATGATAGTTACAGCATTGTTTTTGTTCTCGATATTTCCTCTGTTATCGGCTCGACATCTACCTCAGATTACTCACTTGATACCGGCTCATGGCCTGAACTTACCTCCTCTAAAATTACTATTGATGCAAGAAACCTTGTAGCAGGGAGGGGTGGTGACGGAGGGCAAAATGGTGGCCCCGCAATCATTTTGAACACTGATATAGACCTTTCAAACACTGGAATTATAGGAGGCGGCGCAGGCGGTGGTGGTAGTGCAAATGATTCTGACGGCTCAGACGTTTGTATAGCTGCGGGTGGCGGCGGTGCTGGGTATAAGAATGGTTTAGGTGGGATAGGCACATTCGGCAAGTTTGGCGGCGAAATACAAGCGGCAAATGGTACAAATCTAACAGGCGGCGCTGGCGGTGAGGCGTTTAGTATTTCAGGAGAGGCCACAGGTGGCAACGGCGGTAACTTGGGGTTAAGCGGTAATTTAGGCTCTCCATCATCTGGCGCAGCCGGCACCGCTGGCGCTGCAATAAACACAAACGGTTATTCAATCACATACCTAGTAACAGGCGATATAAGAGGCGCTATAATATGAGTTTAATTCCACACACAATTACAGCGCTTCAGTTAAATAACGCTGATTCTGTTTCATCTGGGAAAAATACAATTGCAAGCGCTGTTTGCACAATGCTAGACAGTGATAGCAATGTTGTAGTGCTTTATGATGATGAAAATTACACCAATGGCACTACATCAAAACTAACGAATGCTAGAGGTGTTGTTACTGTTTACGTTGAGCCTGGCGAATATACTGAAGCAGCCAATGATTCAACTAGAAAGGTTAGTATTGGCACCACGACCCCAGTTGAATTCGCAACATTTGCACAAGCTCAAGCATCTAAACTCAGCAAAGATGGACAGCGTATTATTGTTGTTGAACGTGCTAATGCTAACTATGTTTTACAGACTTCTGGATATGTTGCTCAAGCTGGCGATGCTACATTGTCAAATGGCAGGGTTGCGGCTTTGCAAATACCTGGGCAGGCACTAAGCGGATGGTTTGAAACAATCACAGAAGCAGTCTCAAGATTTAACAATATAAAATTAACTCAAAACTACACAGTGTCTTCACCACTTAGTCTTAATTGTGCGGATCAAGACTTCACTATAGATATGAATGGAAATACTATTACAAGTGACACAGCAGGGCATATCAGTGCTTTTGGTGGGTTACTGTATGAGCAGTCAGTTGTAAGCCATACGGCAAATACTATTACTATTAGCGCATCAAATACACTGACTGATTACATTGCAACTGTGATAGATGATAAGCCTGTTATTAAAATTGTGTCTGATGATGCAATTGACGCAGCGGAAGACTTAACACAGAGGCGCGGTGAATTTGCTCGTGTATTAAGTGTTGTTTCAGGTGTCATAACACTAGAATCTGATTTGTATTTTACTTACACAACAGCCCCAAGGGTGATGTCATTAGTTAGCGGTAAGCTTACTATAAAAAATGGCACATTAGATGTTAGTGATTTAGGGATTGTTCGAGGCACACAAATGTTTTTAACTAAGTTAAATGCGCCTCTTATTGAAAATGTAAAAATAACAAAAGGGAATGATGCTGGTATTGTGTTGCGTTCATGTTATTACACAGTAGTATCAAAAGCTAATATACATAACTTAAAAAATGATGTTGGTGGGGGGTTTTTTGGATATGGCGTAGATGACAGCTCCTCTTATAATACCTTAGTTGTTGATAGTAATTTTAGCAACACAAGGCACGGTTACACAACAAATACAAGTGGCGTCACTGTTGGCGGTGATGCTGCTAAATTTGGCGCTACAATGTACTCAAAAGTGGTTAATTGCACAGGTTATGACAACACAGATGATGCTTTTGACACGCACCCTAATGCTTACTTTGTTACGTTTGACGGGTGTAAAGGCTTTAATAATAAAGTTTCTTTAGTTAAGGATAGAGGAAAGTTTACAACCATAATTAACCCAGCAAGTAATAATGATGCTTACGGAGTTAGGGCAGCATCAAACAGTGATAACTTAAAAATAATCAACCCTGTATTAAACAACTCTACCACTGTGCCTATGTTTTTCTCAAATACAAACGGCGGGAGTATACATATTGACGGCGGTAGCATAACAAATGGAAACTCAGTTAAGCTGATTGATGCGGAAGATTGTGTAATCACAGGCAACCTGAATATTAAATACACAGGCAGCGCTAACTTTGCAACATCGTTTGCACTTAATAGCACAACTGTTAATTTATCATCGTTAACTGTTGATTATACCCAATCAACATCTACGAATTTAAGATTATTTGAGTTTGAAACTGGTGGTGATAACTCTGTAAAAATTGACAGGCTTACTATAGATTCAGTATCAGCAGCAAATGCTATATCGATAGTGACAGATACAAGCGCAACAGGTACTAACACAGCTATAATCAAAAGCGCTTCACTGGTTGATTTTGACAGACTAACGGCATCAACTCTGGCTGCGGGTAGTTATTTAATAAGCAGTTATAATGCGGGAAGTAGTGATGTATTTTTTGTGACTATTACAGCTAATGACCAATTCATACCAGAGCTGCAATATAATGGTTCGCATCAAATATCAATGATTACAACTGTTACAGGCAGTAGTAAAAACTTAATCGCGCTACCGGATGGTGTATTTGTTGGTCAAATATTAAAGATAACACTTAGCAAGAACTCAGGTTTCTTTTTGACTGTGAGACAGGGCGCAACATATAATACAGACCTAACCACTGGCGCTAATACGGCTCTAGCATTAGGTGAAACTATGTCTTTGTTTTGGAACGGCACAGATTGGGAAGAATTCAAGCAAACCAACTAAGGAGTTTATAAAATGGCAGTGCCTAAAAAATCACCACTTTATAATTTCTAATATCAGCAAAAACACAGCAGCCCTAAAGGGCTTTTTTTATGCCTTAAATTCAAGGGTAAGTCATGGCTAAATCACTCGTTTTAACAACCGCAGAACAATCTTTGTCAGTCGATACCATTGCAGACTTGTCAGTTGTGAAAGTCGTTTATGCAGATACAACCGAAAATGAAAACATCATTGAACGCAATGAAAACACCAATGCTCGGCAATTAGTGCCAACATCAAATTTATTAAACTTAAACGGGTTCATCTTTGCAACCCTTTCAAACTCAGTTGTGGAGATATAACCAATGGCAACAGTCGTACCAGTTAACGTAACAACAGCGCAAGCCTATCAAGATATTTTTGAAAAAGCCTTTGATTTACCAACTAATGCGGCGCTTACTGCATCAATAAATGCGGCGTCTAGCGCAGCAAGTACCGCAGATAGCAAAGCAGTGGCAGCACAATCAACCGCTGACGGGGCAGCATCAGCGGCAGCAACGGCAGACGGTAAAGCTGTTTCAGCGCAGGCTGACGCAACAAACGCCAAAAGCGAAACAGATCGTTTAAAAGATATTAAGCCAGCAGCCGAAGGGGTAAGTTTATCTGACATTACTGCACTGGCACTGGCGGGGAAAATTGCAGTTGGCTCAAAAGCAAATACCAGTGAATACTATAGCGGCACCGGTTACGGTGGGAATAGTTATCATCTGCGGGATGCGGTAACGTCAGGGGCGCGGCCTACTGCAAATTTAGGATCTTGCATCCATATTGGCAATGATGGTTTGTATTGGGAAGCGACTTTTGATAACTCGCTGAATGTATATAAATTTGGCGTAAAAAAGAGCGGAGACAGCACGGCGGCCTATCAAGACTTAATCGCTTACGGTGAATCAACGGGGATTAGAGCGTTAAAACATGGCGTTGGTTCGCATTATTGCGGAAACTTACAATCCGATCTATCAGGTTGGGTGTTTGAGGGCCGTTATTCAGGCAGGCCCACAGATGGTGGCAGTAGAATAATATTCAACGGCGCTTCGGGAGATTGGTTCACAATGGGGGCTGATGATAGCTTGCCTTATGACCAAAACTTATATGATGGGCCGCAGGGTCTGCGATTAAAAAATATTAATCTGGTTAACGCCTCAGCAAATAGAACTACGCCGTTAAATTGTGATAATACAAAGTTTTATCACGCAGGAAGCGCAGCAATTAGAGATTGGCGCGGTGGTGATATTCAGCTTGAGGGTTCAGTATTAATTGAAGGTTTTGAGTGGTCTATTTGGGGGGTGAACTCTGATATAAATAACTTAGGTAACTTGCTTCAAGCGTTTTGCAAGTATGGCGTTTATGTTGGGCCACGATCTGACCAAGCGGTTATTAGCCGATTGTATGCGTATTATTGTGACAGTGTTGCTGTTGTCGATGGCGCAACTCATACCGTATTCGATAACCCTGTTGTTGTTAATTGCGGCAGTACATCCGACAATCAAATAGTTATCAAACAAGGTTCAATAAACGTCATTATTGTTAACCCGTGGCTAGAAAATGCAACGGGAACAGTGGACGGTAAACCGTTTATCGGTATTGGCTTAGAGGCTGGTTATAACAGCACTTCGCCGGTAGATGCAGTTAGAATAATCAACCCCACCGTATCTGTTGTTGGCGCTGGCGGCTTTGGGCCGAAATATCTTATTGAAATTGGTAAAGCTGATGCGGTCAGCGTAACTAACCTTTCCTCACCCCTTGGTCAATCACTAAATACAAACCTTACAAAAATTTGTCTTTTTGCCGCTGGGTTTGCTCATGCGTCATCTGAGTTTTTATTTATGGGTGATAGAGATTTTTCAACAAAACTATTTGATAACCAAGGTACTGGTGCACCAAAAGTGCAATATAGCATTGCATCCAATGGTTTTATGTTTGGTTCATCGACAGGAAGGTTGTTTATAAATGACGTGGATGCCGCAGCGGGGGCTGACAGCATGATACTTTCACAAGAAAATTTAGCAGGTAGGTTAAAAGTAGCTATGCCTAATTACACTGGTGGGCAGGTTGATAGATTAGATCAACGTCGTTCAATAAAAGATGATGCGGCAATGCCTGTTACTGGCACTTATGAAATCGGTGATTATGTTAGAAATATCAACAGATCTGTTTTAGGCACATCACCCAATAAATATGTCATTAATGGGTGGTCACGTATAACAACCGGATCTGCTCACGTTTTAAATACTGATTGGGTTCAAGATAGATCCCTAACTGGACAATAACAATGACAATTTCAGCAACAACAGTAGGGCTAGCAATCGCTGGCCCTGAAAGTCCTATTTCGTCAATTGTAATAAATGATCCCAATGGTAACGAGTCAACTTTAAACATGGGCTTGGTAAACAGCAGGGGAATGGATAATATAATTGCTGGCACATCTTACGAGCTTGAGCTTCTTGGCTTTGGCGCGTTCGGTGGCTATGCGGCATTTGTTGACCCTGATGCAATATCAGACGCACCAGCTTACAAGGCTCAATACACAATTGATTCAATCTATCCAATAGCGGTTTTTGACGGTTCGGCCAACATTACGCCGTTTCGATTTAAACCGGTTGATCCAACTGGAATTGATGTAGACGCAAACGGTTACTTTGATTTTGGCGGGAATGATGTAAGCAAAGTTGAAATAAGCTTGGGCGGTTCTAGCATTGATACAACAGGCTCAAACGTTGTAATTGATGCAGATGACACAAGTGAATTGAAAGTTGAATTGGGAGCACTAGGCTTAGGCTCAGGCCATTATTCAGGTGCTATCAAAGTTTATATTGGCGAAGATTCAGACCCGATAATTTTCGCGGGTCCGGGTCTAAAGTCGAACTTGATTGTTCAATATCAGTTGATTGGTTAAAGAAAAGCAGTAAGGTTTATTACTATTTAGTAATTTATTTTACTGCTACTTTGTTTATGGCTTTAAATGAGTCAATATAAGTCTCGGCAATAGCTAAAGCTTTTCGTGCATAAAACTCTTTACGTTCAACACCGTTAGCATTAAACGGCGGGGCTTGGTTTGCTATAACGTCTATTAAACTACTTTGCGTTTGTGCTATCAGCGACAACTGCATGCGCTTAAAAAACTGCCTAGCCTTATGTGGTCTTGATAATCTTGTGTTAATCCACTTTGCTGAACTGTATTTTTTTAGTGATTTATTCATGGTTTTATAGCCTTTGCGTTTTCAATTAAGTAGTTAATTAAACCGCTTGGTATCATAAAACCAGCCTGCATTTTTGCTGCATGATATGAGACAATAGAGCAGGCTATTGAATGAGCCTTTGCCTCTTTGCTCATATCGCTGTCCATTATTGGCTGGATAATGGCTTGTAGTTCGTCTGGTAGTTTATTCATATTCAATAGCTCCTGATAATATAATCACAGCGTTACCAAAATAAATAATATTGCCTAAAGCATCCCTCTCAGTCATATCATTAATTTCATTAATTAAACAACTCCCGCTAGACTTTACCCCGTCAGAATCAAAATCGATTCTACTTAATTCGTGAGACAGGCCAAAGTGCCAAGCTGTATTAAAATCTTCAAACGTTTTAAACTTTACGTAAAAAACACCAGTTTTCAGCCCGTCAAATTTTACGCTTTCATAAATATCACTTAACTGTTTAATCTTCATTAGACCAAAGCAATTAAACGATTTATTGTCACCACTGACAACTATAGGCCCGTTTATTTGATGTTCTTTTATTAGCGTTTCATTAATCACAATTCACCACCTTCGGATATTAAAGCCTAAATCAAAAGGTTTAGGCTTATATTCACTATTAACGGTTAGTAGCGCTTGGGCTTTTGCCTGTTGTATTTTGAAAGCATCTAGGGGCGCTGACTAATCTATAAGCATTGTCACCACATTTGCAAACGATGCTTGATTTAGTACCAGAAACAAACCTTTCAAATACTCCGCAGTTGGCGCACTTAAAGTCATAAAGTTTTTTAGCCACAATCATCTTCCCCATGAATTAGGGAGTAAGCTTTATCTTCATCTAGCTTTGCCAGCTCAGGCGAAAGCGCATTAATTGCATTCCAAGCCAAGCCCATCATTTTGTGTTGCTGATTAAAATAACGCATTTCAGTTAGCACCATTAAGCAATCATGTAACCTTTTATCTGTAAGTTCTGGAATTTCCGCTTTTGGTACATACTCAATTCCATCTATAACAACCTTAGTCATATCAACCCCTATTTTTGGTAATATACATAGTTTAAACCTACCGCAAACCCATTAAGTAAATTAGCCGTATTTTTAATCAATTATAGGTTATGTGTCGGGGTCGTGTCTAAGAAAATAAAATTATGTTTGTAGGCCAATTAAAACGGGGCCATCTCCTTATCGTGCCAGTATAATGAGGGTTTATTCATAGCTGCCCTATGGAGTGGTATGTAAACATCATGTAGTTAGCCAGCCCTCTATAATTAACCATCATTTCTAATAATTCTCTCCATATCTCTGCATAGCTCTATTTACAATTCAGTTAATTAAGTGGCATCATTGTGTCGTAGATTCTAAATTATGTGTCGCTGACTTAACAATGCCTATTACAGAAAAAAAATTAGATGCCATTTACGGCAAAAAAAGAAAGTCTACCATAGAACTTTCTGATCGTGATGGTTTGGTGGTTAGCTGCGGGTTATCTGGAAAGATAAGTTGGGTTTATCGCTATCGCTTTAATAAGCAACAAAAGCGCTTAACACTTGGCAGCTATCCAGCAATGTCATTAGCCAGCGCACGAGATAAAACAATTGAATGCGTTAGGGCTTTGGAGAATGGAGAAGATCCGCGATACGCATCAAGCAAGGGTGAATATATTTCAATTGAAAATTGTGCAAGTCAATGGATTGAAAAACGCATTCCAGAGCTTAGGCCCAAGTCTCAAGAGCTTTATAAGTCACATGCTAACAAATACTTTAATATTGTCCGATTCCCTCACGACATACAAAAAGCAAGGTTTGAATATTGGCTTGCATACTTTGATCAAGTAGCAAAAGAAACGAGTAGACAGAACGCCGGTGCAGTTTATAAAACGCTTAACACTTTACTAAAATGGTGCAGGGCGAGAAACATTATTCAACGTAGCATATTTTTTGATATCGATTTTTCAGCGGTAGGAACAGCACCCAATAGAGGTGAGCGAAATTTGCAAATGCACGAAGTTGGTATGTTATGGGTGGAGATTGGGCAAACTCACGCAACACCAGCAATTAAAGCTTGCTCTAAATTATTGATTATTTTTGGTGCTCGTAATTCAGAAGTCCGTGAAGCCAAGCGATCAGAGTTTGATTTAGAAAGAGCTATGTGGACGTTACCATCAGCAAGAAGCAAAACAGGTAAGGTGATACGCAGACCGATACCTGAAGCCGCTAAGCGTTTAATTTTAGAGCTTGACGAAACTTACGGCATTGAAGGTTTTTTAATACCAGGTTTGCACCGTGGCACCTGCATGACTGTTCATTCTCTTGATAAATTTATTAAACGGACTTGGGGTAAAATGTGTGCAAAAGCAAAGATTGAAAAGTTTACTCCTCACGACTTTAGGCGAACCTTATCAACTCGATTAAGTGAGAAAGAAGTATTGCCACACGTTACTGAGAAAATGTTAGGCCATGAGCTAGGCGGCATCATGGCGGTTTACAATAAGCATGATTGGATTGATGAGCAGTTAAAAGCGTATGAGCTTTGGTGTGAAATGATAAGTAAAGCCGCTCAGGAACAATTAAGCGGCATATCTTAGGCGTTTATCAATATAAGCCTCAACATCAACACTATAAAAGCGCAGCTTGTTATCGCCGTATGGATCAATAACCTTGGGCAATTCTGGATCGTAAATCTCACTTGCTGGATTACGCATTGCATAATACTTTGATTGAGAAATACAAAGCGCTTCACACAAACCTTTTAAATCAAGATACCTTTTCATTATTCACCCGCCATCTCAATAAAAAAAATACAGGCGGCAACCAGTTTTGTGCAGTTGTGTTTTTTCATTAAAAACCCCCACTGGGTAATAGCATTACCTCTATATGGCTCGGAGTACATCAACTCATCCCAGCACTTTTCAATTATTGACCATGTATATTGAATGTTATTTACTGGGTCAAATGGGTAGCACTCCTTACCATTAATGATTAGATAACCATTAGGTGAGTCTTTATATGCTGATTTTCCTGTTTTATCCGTTGTTACTTTACCCATCAACTCAGCACACCGCTTATTAATATCAAACTCTGAGTATTGCTTACCGTTTATTGTGTATGTCATTGGCCTTGCTCTTTTGGTTGTGCTGCTTTGTTAATCAAATCAACTAATTCGTTATAGTCATCAACAGCAACCATTAACATGCCATCACAACCAATTTTTGATTTAAAGCACTTATTCAATGCTGGGGCTAGTTCTTCACTAATCCACTCTTTTTGTTTCTCAATCTCTGCTATTTTTTGCTGCAATCGCTTACAGTGAGTCACTAAAAAATCATATTCAAATTTATTAGTATCCATGTTTAAGTAAATTAAGCTCATTGTCCTTGCTCCTTTGGTGCGCATAATTGCTTTGCGCTATTTAGCAAATAACGCGATAAGCTCCTAGCACCATACTCAAGCCAGCCGAATAGTGAATAGTTA